CTTCATCAGGCCGCCGATGAGCTTGGCGAAGGAGAACTCCTTCACCTCCTTGCTGTCGGCCGCGAGACCGGGCACCGCGAAGCGAGCCGCCTTGGCGTCGGCTTCGCGACGCTGGGCGTCCAGCTTCTCGTCCAGTTGCTTGGCGAGACGCTCGCACAACGCGGCGTCACGCTGGTCCAGATTCGACTTGAGCTGGCCGATGAGCGCCTGCGACAGCGCCTCGACCGACTGGTTGTTGATTTCCATCGTTCTTTCCTCTGCGGTCTAGGGTTGTCACAGGGACCGAGCGACGCGCTCGGCCACCTGCGCGAAGAACGCCGCAGCGTCCTCGCGTCCAGACGACCGCAGAGCGGCCGTCTTGTTCTTCTCGACCTCGAGCGCCTTCGCGATCGAAGCCTCGTCCATGCGCTTTTCCAGCGCCTCGATCGAATCATTGAGGGCGCGGAAACGCTTGTCCAGAGCCGTGATCGCATCGGTCAGCGCACGCAACGCCATGACCTGCTCGGACTCGTCCTCCATCTCGCCTTGCATGTCGTATCCCATCTCCTCTTCCTCCGAGGAGACCTCGATCTCGACCTTGCGCAGCGTGGAGAACTTGTGCGCCACAAAGACGTCCGTCTCGCTGTAGGTCCCGTCCTCCTCCTTCTCGTAGATCTTGATCATCGCCGCCGGATCTTCGGTCGTGCCCCCGACCGAGAAGTCCGAGTTCGGCACTTCGATCTTGCCGGCCGTCTCGATGTCCACGATCTCGCCGCACGCCTCGCCGCCGCTCGATTCCCACATCACAAAGTCGCCGACCTTCAGTTCGTCGGGCGCGGCCTTCGTCGTCGGGCATCCGCAGGACACGCACGACTTGTCTGCCGACGCAGTGCCCTCGCGGCACATCGAGTACGCGACGGCGACCACCTGATCGATCTCCCACTCGGGATGCTCGTCGATCAGCTTCGGAATCTTCGACGACACGCACTCCTGCAACGGATCGGTCGCCGCAGTCTGCTCCGCGACATCGCTCTTCGTGCTCTTCTTCATTGGATCGTATGCCCAGTTCTTCAGCGAGATGTCGCGCTTGGAGATCGGGCACGCCTCGCTGACCGGCTCGCCCTGCTCCATGTTCTTCATTCGAGCCACGAAGGACACCGTCCGCTTGGCGTTGTCCACGAGCCGGCGGTCCCACTTGTCCTTCGGTGTCTCGAGCAATTCGAGGTTCCGCTTGATGACCGCGTCCGCGTCGACGCTCGCCTTGCGGCTGCACTCGTTCGAGTCCCAAGCCTTCAACTCGCTGGCCGACATGTTCACCGCATCGCGCCACGACGAGTAGACCGCGTCGAGCTCGTCCTGCTCCAGCTTCTCGACCGCGCCCAGCGCGAACGTGCGACGCTCCGGCACGCTGCCGGCGACACGCTGCAACAGCTCGTCGGCCATCGTGCGCGTCAACTTGCCCGCCTTCACGAGGTCCTCGAGCGCCTTCGCGATCGGGTCCTTCTTCTTCGCGCTCTTCGATAGCAGCGCGTTCGGGTTCGCCGGGATCGAGCAGTTGGACAGCTCCAGTTGCTGCTGTTCCTCGTACAGGACGCCGTAAGGGCCGAGGCCGAGTTCCTTGCGCTCGGTCTCGTTCTTCGGCTTGTACGCGCGCGTGGGCACGAAGCCGACGCTGACCGCGCGCAGACCGCCCTCGTCGATCATCCGAAGCACCGCCTCGGACATCGGGTTCGCCGACTCCGAGAAGTAGGTGATCGACTCCATCAGCACGGGCCGGCCGGTCTGCTTTTCCTGCGACCAGTCATGCACGCGCCCGATCGGGAAGTCGTCCGAGTTGTGACCCCACAACGCGACCGGGTTCTTCTCGAACTCCGTGAACTTCCAGCCGGCGACGCGGATCACGTCGCCCATGCGGTCGGCCGTCTCGTCGCTCGCGACAAAGCGCCGCGTGCGCGAGGTCTCGTCGGCCTTGATCACGGGAGCCGCAAAGCCGCGGACGTGGATCGCGCTCGTGTCCGTCTTTATCGCGAACACGTCCTCCGACTTCGCAGCCGACAACTCCTCGAGCGTCGCGACGCCGCACAGGATTCGGGCAGCGAGCTGCTGCACGTCCGAGTTCTTGGTCAGGATCTCCATGCGGTTCCTCAGATGATCGGCGCGATGACGCACCGGCAGTTGATGACTTCTTCGGGCGCGCCGTTCGGGTCGTTCGGAAAGCGCAGGCCCGGCTTGAACTCTTCTCCGGGCTTCACGATCTTCCCGTCGAGTTCACGATGGCTCTCGCGCGTGGCCGCGTCGTTCGACGCCACCCACTGCAATCCCGTCGCGCCCGACTCCTGGTATCGGTCGAAGCTGGCGGAGTTGTACGCCTTGCCCGTCTCCGTGCGCGCGATCGTAAGCGCACGCGCTTCCTTGTTCCCGAACACGCGGCCCAGCTCCTCGTCGAGCTCGGGCAGGATCTCCGTCAACTCGCCGGCCAACTCGGGCGTCGATGTCGGGCCCGACAACTTCACGAGCAGACGGTCGCGGATCTCGTCGGCGAGGCGCGAGGTCACGCCTTCGACGATCTGCGCGCGCTGGTCGGCGATCAGGCGCAGGATGCGAGGCTCCGTCACGTCGACCGACACCATGCCGAGAAGCTGCGCCGTCTCGGTCAGGCCAGCCTGCCACGTTGCGGTCACCGTCTGGGCGATCAAGGCGTCGAGCTGCTCGGCCCATTGTTCCTTGTTCAGCAGGAGGTAGGACTCGACCTCGCGCTGCGTCCACGCCTTCGAGGTGCTGGCGATGCCGTTCTCGGCAACGTCGCGCAGGCGCTCCTTCTGCGCGCGCTCGTAGCGCCGAAGCCACGTCAGGACCTCGGACGCCATCTTGCGCTCGGATTGGTCCAGCGTCTTCGCGTAGACCGCCTCCACGAAGGCCACGCGCTCTTCGCGAGTGTCGAGCATCTTGGACCGCATCTCCGCGGCCGAGGGCGCAGGCGCTGGCGCAGCGGGCGCGGAGACGCCGCCGAGAATCAGCCGCGCTTGATCGATGCTGATCGAGGGGAACGCTGCGTTGATGAGCGCAGCGCCGGCGTCGATCGTCAATTGGCCGGAGCCCACGCGCTCGGCGATGAGCAGCAAGGACTCGACCTGCGCTCCGTTCAGGCCCTCGGGTGCCGCGGGCGCTGCTGGCGTGGCCGGAGCCGCAGGAGCCGCGGGCATCGGCTCGGCGGCCGGCGCGCCAGCCTCCGGCGCGACGGGCTCCGAGTCGCCGGTGTTTGGATCGTTCACCGCGAACACCTGATTCGACGCCGGCACGAACACCGTCGACGCCGAGTCCACGGTCTCGGCCTCGAGACCAAGGATCTTGGTCGCGTCGTTGAAGCTCAAGCCGACACCGTAGGCGGCCAGCTCCGCGGCGAGCTTCCACTTCGAGCTATGGTCCTCCTGCAACGACGCGATGCCCGAGTAGTCGAAGGACACCATGCAGCCCGCGAGCCGCGGGTCGTGCAAGCGGCCAAGGAAGTGGCTGTTGATCTTCTCGGCCACCGAGTCGAGGTAGCCCTTCACCGACTGCCAGAATTGGCGGTAGGCCTCGGTGACGTTGTTATACGTCGCCGTGTCGTAGTTCCCGATCACCGGCGGCGGCACTTGGAGGATGCTGCACACAGTGTCCCGCACCCAGCTCAGCGTCTCGCGCTGGAGCATGTCCTTCGGCGTCGCCGGGTTCGGCACCACGTCGACCTTGCCGGTCAAGACCTTGAAGCCGCCGACCACGTCCGGGTCGCGCATCGCCTCGTTCGCCGACTCCTGAAGCCGGAACTCCTCGTCGTTCGACATCCCCTCCTCGTACTTGAGGAAGGCACCCGGACCGCCGCCGCGCATGACGGCTTCTTGATATCGCTCGGTCTGGAAGCCGACCGAGATCACGCGCATCGCCGCGTCGAGCGGCGACAAGCCGCGCTGCGGGTCGGCCGGGTTGTAGTCGTAGAAATGGACCGTCGAGCCGACCGGAAAGACCGGCGGCGCGCTCGTGCTCGAGGCACCGTATTGCACACGCTGGATGCGGCCGGTCGACGGGTCGCGCTCGTCCTCGACGTAGCTGCCAGACACAGGGACGATGACCGTGGGCATCGGGATCGGCGCGCGCGCGTCGATCGACGGCACGATCGGCTTGCCCTCCGAGTCCATCAGGAACCACCAATCCTCGCCCGAGAGCTTGCGGTGGCTCATGCCGGCGGCCAGCAGGTCCGACAAGCCCATGTCCGAGTTCGGCATGTCGAAGAGCTGCCGGATCGGATGATCCTCGGGCACCTCCTGCGCATCGTCCGCGTCGGACTCCCACACTTTTAGCGGCACTTGACGCACGGCCTCGGTCAGCACCTGCACGCAGGCGAACACAACCCAGGAGTCGTAGAGCGGATCCTCGACTTCGTCGCGGCCGCCAAGGCTCGCGCGCTGCAAGCCGATCTGCTTCAGCAAAGAATCCATGGACCTAGAGACGCCGGCAAGCTGCGGGCGCTCGACGACGAACTCGCTCCCGGGAATACGCCGGAAGGGACTCGGTTGGCTTCGCTTGTCCACCGCTATGATCCTCACATCGCCCAGCCTCAAAAGTCCGACCGTATGCTCCGGCCCCGCACGAAGGGACCAGACGCACTCGTCGTCGTGACGACAAGGCTACACAAGTCGACGTACTCCGCCCTGTTCGCGATCGCAACTCGGCATCGCATCAAGTCGTCGGTCCTGATTCGTCTCGCGCTCGAGGAGGTAGTCCGCGCGTCTTGCGGTACATCGCGGCCTCCCTCTGACCGAGCAAAGTGAGACTGGCGTAGAGGAGGATGCCACCTCGGCCGTCGCCCTCCGAGCCGAGCACGATCCATCCGCGCTGGCAGAGCGCGAACAACTGGTTCGGCGTGCATTCATCCGGCTTGCCCTCGTCGCAGAGAATCAAACACGGCAGCACCAAGTCATCCTTCACGATCTTCTTGACCACCATGCGCCCTCCTCTTCTGATTCTCCGCCGACCGACCATGTTCCTCCTTGTGGTGTGCGCATTCTTCAGCGACTACGCCTGAACACCGACAAGCTACTCCGCGGTGCCACGCCGATCGAAGGACGCACGCTCGCGCCGCGGGACAAGCCGATGATCGCCGAGTCCCACTGGTCCGGGCTGCGGCCATAACGCTCGCGCAGGCCGTCCTTGCCGTCGTCCCGATGCAACGCGACCCGCGTGCCCTTCGCGCTGTCCTCGAACTCGTAGCGCGCCCACTGCGCCTGCCGCCACAACTCCGAGAACTTCTCCGGGATCGTGATCCGGCGTTCCTCCAGCAGACGCTTCGCGACCCAGTGCAGCTCGCTCTTGCGATCGCTGAACACCATCTGGCCGGTCAGGTCCCGCCAGTCGTACTTCGCCGACGCGCCGAAGTCGACCGAGTCGACGTAGAAGCCAAGTTGCTTCAAGCGGTCTACCACGCCTGCGCCCATCCCGACCGCGTCGATATGGATGTTCCGCGCCGGAATCGACTCGCCCTTTAGGCCCCACGCGCGCGCGAGCTCGACGATCTTGGACGAGGTCTGCATCAAGTCCGGCAAGCGCCACGAGATCTGCTCGCGTAGGACGCCGTTCGACCAGAGCGTCGCCACGCTCTCGTCGCGTCCTTGCCGCGCGACGTCGACGCCGAGGTGCAAGTCGCCGACGCTCTTCGGCTCGCCAAGTTCAGCGCCGAGCGCCGCGACCAGCATGCCCTTCGTCACGAACCGACGCTCGAGGCTCTGCTCGGGAAACTTGCCGAGCACGTAGGCCGACCAGAGCGGCGAGTCCGCGCCCCACTCCGCGCGCATCTGCTCAACCCACTCCTTGTCCGCCAGCCAGTCGGGCGCGACGTGAAAGGAGTCGTAGGGCACGGGATCCGGCGCGTCGTCATCGCACGACGAGATCCGAACTCGATGCCATCGCGTGCCGTTGCGGAAGCTGCGCGCGAAGAAGTGGTCCGACTCCGCGTCGATCGTCGGGTTCGCGGTCAAGAGGACGTGGACGTTCGGGCCCGACAGCGATCCCTCGATCGCTCGATACACCGCGTCGTCCACGCCGGCGGCCTCGTCGATGATGACCACCAGGCGCTTGTCGCCGACCTCGGCCTCGCGCTGGAACCGCTCGAGGTCCACGTCCTCGGCGTCGACCTCCTCGCCCTCGATCGCGTCGGGCAGGCGCACGCCGGCATGCCATCCTTGGAAGCGGTCCGGCGAGTTCGTCGAGATGCCGAGCGCGTAGTGCTCGGGCGCGACCGATAGACGAATGGTGCCCAGCTCGCCGGGCATCGCCGGCCACTTGGTCTTCGCCTTGGACCACATCGAACCGATGCGCTGCCACAGCACGTCGCGCACCTGCCGGCCCGTCGGCGCGGTCGTCAGCACGACGCATTTGCTCGTGTAGATGAACGACAGCACCGCCAATGCGCCGATCTCCGTCTTGCCGGCCTTGCGCCCGGATCGCACCGTCACGAATCGCTTGGTCGATAGCTGCTGCATGATCTCGCGCTGTGCTGCCCAGAGCCGCGCGCCGAAGACCTTGCGCGCGACACGCTCCTCGTCGCCGCGGTACTTCGCGAACATAGCCTCGCCGACCTCGAGGCTCTGGAGCTTCGTCGCCTCCATCAACGCCTCGAGCATCAGGGCCCGCGTCGCGTCGTCATAGATCAAGGGACGCCTCGTCGTCGCAGAGAGCCGACATCAGCTGTGGATTGAGACGGCAGAGAAGCAGGAAGCCGCGAGAGAGCTTCGTCGTCATGTCCTCGTTCGTGTCGCCGTGGATCTTGCCCACGTCCTCGCTCGTGTAGCCGACGACCTCCAGCACGCAGTGCGTCAGCTCGTGCATCAGGAACTCGCGCGCCGGCCCGTCTTCGAGGTCGCATCGCAGCGCGATCTCGTGCGTGTCCGTGTCCGTGTGCGCCCACTCGTCGTCCGGCAACTGCTCGACCACACGCAGCCGATAGCGCGAGAATCCCAACTCGACGTGCAGGATCTCGAGCGCCGCGATCTGGTCGAAGATGTGCATCGGTCAGGTCTCCTCGGGCTCGGGGTCCGTCGACTCCGCGAGCCGCGGCAAAGGCTTCGACATTTCCGACATGAGGCGATCTCGCACCAAGCTCGTCACGCGGTCGCCCGCGTGCTCGCGCACGATGACCAGGAAGCGCCCCAGCATCTCGACGATCTCGCCCTTGTTGACGACCTGCGTCTTTTGAAGATGGATGGACCACGCGCCCTCGATCCGTCGCGCGAGCTTGTCGAGGTTCGAGCCGAGGTGCTCGAGGTTCGAGCCGACGCTCGCGCCGGCGTCGATCAATTCGCCAAGCTCCTCAAGCAACTCAGCCGCCCGAGGATCGCCGCTCGACAACGCCTCTCGCATCTGTCCGAACTTCGTCTTGATCGAGCGCCGCCACTCCGGCGAGTCGTGCTCGTCGACCATCGCCATCAGACGCTGCGTCACGCTGTCGAGCGCGGCGATGGGCTCTCGCAGGTCGAAGAGGTTGCGGTCCTCGCGCGCCGACTCGTAGGCCGCGGCAAGCTTGCCGAGCGGGCGGGAGTAGCGACCATGCTTGAAGTTGCCCTTGCCCTTGCCGGATCCCGCAGCGCCGCCATGCGTGACACAGACATTCTTGCCGGCGACTGCCCACGCTCTGCATGGATCGCCCGTTCTAGCCGAGTGGGCATGGCAACGCTTTTTCGGAGTATTCATAGGTAAAACGACGCCATAGGTCATTCCAGCACCGTCCGCAGACCCGCCTGCGGCGTCCATGAAAGCATCGGCTGGCCGTCCTTGCGGATCATCCGATAGCCGTCACGCATCATCGGCTCGATGACGCCGACGCGGCTGTACTGCATCCGCGCCGCGTAGCCGGCCGACTTCGCCGGCCAGTAGTACGGCCACACGAACACCGACGACAGCACGACGAGGCCACGCCAGTCGCCAAGCGTCCAGACCGAGTCCATGTAGGTGATCGCCTGGTGCATCGCCTCGTCGAGCGTCTTTCCACTGCGCTTGCACTCGACGCCTACGAAGCCCTCGTTCCAGCCGGCCGCGATGGCCTCCGGCGTCGGCACGAGGATCATGTCGATGCGACGCTGCGTCTGGATATGCCAGAGACCGGAACTCTTGCCATGCACCTCGTCGTAGATCTTGAACAGGCGCGAGAGCTGGATCCGTCGACGGATGTCCTCGACCGATCGCTTCTCGTCCGCAAAGCCCTCGACGCTTAGAAGTTGGTCGGCCATCACTGGTCCCATTCTACATACGCGTTCCGCTCACTCCGGCCGAGGAGCACGAGCTTGCGCGCGGCGCGCGTCATCCCGACGTAGAAGACACGACGGACCACGTCGCGCTGCGCCGGCAAGCCGACCCACTCCTCCATGCCCTGCCTCGACAGATCCGGCGAGAGGTAGACCACGTCGGCCTCCGCGCCCTTCACGCTGTGGATTGTGCCGACGATGACCCGCGGCTTCTCGGTCAAGGCGGCCACGCCGCGCGCCGCGGCGATAGCCGTCGCGTACTCGCAACGCTTCCGGGCATCCGGCAGCAGGAGGTCGACGAGGATCTCCCACGGCCGCTCGGCCGTCAGGGCCGCAAGCAATTTGTCGAAGGCCTCAGGCAAGACCAGCTCCCATAGCTCGCTGTCCTCCAAGCCGCGGGTCCACTTGGTCGATTCGTCGACGCGGCCCTTGAGTGCCTCCTTGCCGCCGCGCACGAAGAATCCAGCGGCCTTGACGTGCTGCGCCCAACGCCACATGACCTTGGGCGTCCACCATCGCCGGCGCTCGATCAGGTCGTCGAGGCGCTCGCCGCCGAACAGGTCCGGCCGGATGGTCTCGAGGAAGGCGCGAAGGATCTCCACGCCGCCGCGCAGCGGGTTCCAGTCGCCGCGCGCGACGAATGGGTTGTGGTAGGGGACGCCTGCTCGACGCAGCTCCCGCAGCGCGCCGTTCAAGTGGTATGCGCATGAGGCCAGCACCATGCATGTCTGGCCCTTCCCGAGTTCGGCCACGAGGTCTTTCACGACGAGGTCGGCCTGCTTGAGGGAAAGCCACCATGCGCCGTCCCGGCGTTCGACCACGCCGTCCTCGTCCTTGGGGAAGTACTCGAATGGGTAGCGCCAGCTCGAACGGTTGATCCAACTGACCGCCATCGAGTGGACCGCCTTCGGCACGCGCCATGACTTGGACAAGACGCGGTAGGAGTCCGCCGGCAGTTCCGGCTCGAGGAATGCCCGAGGGCTCGCGCCCTTGAAGTGGAAGATCGACTGGTCGGGATCGCCGACCAGCACCACGCCTTCGAGGTCGCTCGCCCACTTCCTGACGAGCGCCAGCTCCAGCGGCGAGAAGTCCTGGACTTCGTCGTAGCACGCGATGCGCACGCCGTTCGGCGGGCCGAACGAGTCCAGACAGACCTCGATGAGGTCGGTGAAGTCGTAGTAGCCGGCGACTGCCTTCCATTCTTTCCAATATGAAAAGAACTCACGAGCCGCGCTCGACCACTCCTCCTGCGGACGCTGTCGCGCCCTAAGCGTCTGGGAAGCCCTCAGAGCAGCGTCGCCGCTCGACTGGGCCTCGGAGTCGTCCATGACCGCGAAGTCGTCGCTAACGCGCGCAGAGCGGCCCGTAAGGTGCCACGCCGTCGTGTGGTGCTGGGCCATCCACTCGTTGAAGTCGGCCGTGTGGCTTTCGGCCAAGGCCGGCTGGCCGAGGATGCGGAAGCAGATCGCGTGCAGGGTGCCCACGTTCCGCTCCTCGATGTCGATCCCACGGCGCTTGATCTCGCGAGCCGCCGTGGTGGTGAAGCTGGCGAGCAGGATCTCGTCCCGCCCGAACTTGTCGCGCCACTGCTGGACCTGACGGACGACCCACGAGGTCTTGCCCGTCCCAGGAGGTCCGATGACTCGGTACTCCTTCAGCGTCATGGCGTGGCCTCGATTGTTCCACGTGCAACAGCGCACGCCTGCCGCGATCCTGCCAAGGGCCTCCCCCCCTCTTTCGCGCGCGCACGGGAGCAAAAAAGGGCCTTGGCCGACCAGAAAAGCCCTGCACTGCTAGGGGATTTCATGGGCGTGCCCTCCCCTTGAGAGACCTTGAGAGACCTGAAACAGGTACCCCAACACCTAGTCTCTCACCGCAAGACCTTGTGCTGCATACAGTTACGCTCATTTTGCCCCCTGTGAGAGCTGAGAGACCAGCCCCAAACTCCGAGGAGCCTCGCAAAAGTTCCCGTGCGCGCGCGTACTCGCGCGCCTCAGGTCTCTCACCTCTCCCACCGCGATCAGAACGGCACGCCATCTGACCCCTCCTCCCGGATGTCGAGGAGCACGACATCTGGATCCCAGATCAGCCGGCCGCCTTTGGTCACCTTCCACGCGGTGCGCTGAAGCCGGCCTTTGCGGTCGTCCGCGATCTGGCCGTCCTTGGACTTGAGCCGGAAGTTGAACTTGTCGCTCGTGCAGTCGCAGCGGCTAAGGGCCACGCCGATTTCCTTGGCGAACCTGAAATTTTGAAAGCCGGCCGGGAGCGAGTTCTGGACGGTCATCAAGCCTTCGGTCGTCAGCCAGACCTCCCCTTGATGAACGAACGGCTGGTTCTGGCTGATGGCGTCGTCGCGCGGCAGGTCGAGGCTGGCCTGCACCATCAGGCGCTGCACGAGGACCGTCAGGCTGATCTCGACCGCGCCGCCGTATCCAATGTCCACCCGCTCGACAAGTCGCAGCAGGCGCGAGAAGAGGCCGTCTGGCGCGAGCCAAACGCTCGACCGCATCGTCCCGATGTTGAGCTGGAGTCCGTCGGCGATGCGCGCGGCGAACTTGCTGTGTTCGCGTAGGTTCTCGATCGCGCCGACCTTCACCTGCCCGGCCATCGTGTAGAGGACGTGGTCCCCGTTGTCTCCGCCGAATCGCACGAGGCGCAGGAACGCCTTGTGCTTCGGGATGTCGAGCGTGTCGTTCACGATCGCGAACGCGGCGGCGACGAGCTGGTCGGCTTCGACTTGGGCCGGCTGGGCGGACGGGACGACGGGCGCGTTGATCGGCTCGCCCTTATCGTCGACCGCGATCTGAAGGATCGGCTGCTCGCGGACGGTGGCGCGCACGGCTTCGAGTTCGTCCAGCGTGGCGTCCAGTTGATCCATGCGCATGGAGTTCGCGATCTCGTCGTTGCGCTCCTGAAGTTTCTTGTCGTTGTGCTGCTTGCGTGCCTTGGCGATCGTGCGCGTCAGCTTCTCGGCGTTGAAGTCCTTGCGATCCATGGACCCGCCGTGCTTGCGGCGGTGTGCGATGAGTACGTCGCAGATCTCTTGATCCTCCCACCCGTCGTAGCTGACCAGGCGTGACGCGAGTGACATGTCGTACTCGGAGTCGGACTTGAACTTCTTGGTGCGGTGCCACACCGCGTGGAAGTTCAGGTCGTGCGCGAGAAGGACGTCGAGCTTGGCCGATGGCTTGACATCGAGGTCGATCGCCAGCGGATGGAGGACTTCGACCTTGGTGATGGACCGCGGCTTGGCGGCGAAGTCGTCGAAGTCGGACGGGTTGTAGCGCGGGATCGGATCGAAGGGCGTCGATGCGACGGCGAGTCGCGGCGGCGTGTACTTGTGGTTCAGCGTGCCGGGTAGACGGAGGATGCGCGAGAGGTCGTAGGTATTGTCGACCGTGTAGTCGGCGACCTTCCGCACGAATTGCTGGAAGCCCTCGACGATGGCCTGCGCGCGCGAACGCTCCTCGTCGGTCTCGAGGATCCACGGCTCCTTGAACAGCCACCAGCCGTGGATGCCGCCGCCGGTCGTGTTGATGATGCTGGGCTTGAGCGGCAGGTGCATGACGACGTCGACGATCTTCTTCATCTCGGTCGGCAGTCCGGCCTTGCCGTGCTGCTCGTTCTTGACGTCCATGTCGATCCAGATGCCGCCGATGACGCACGCGGACCTCACGCTTCCGCGCGCGAACTCCGGCGCGGACTTGGCGTCTTCGCGCGCCTTGACTTCATCGTGCAGGGCGCAGGTGAAGTAGGTGTTGCACTTGTGGTGGTGCTTGGCGGCGAACTCGGCGGCGGCGTCGATGCTGGTGAACCAGTGCGCGCGCTTGCCGGATTCTTGCCAGATGACCAGCTTGTGCTGTTCGGATACCGACTCGCCGAAGATGGCGTGCAGGAAGGATGCGGAGTCCATGTCGGAGCGAGCGTGCGCGCGAGAAAGCGCACGAGAGAGAGGGACGGTGCGGAGCGTGGATGGAGGAGCCACGCTCGTGGTTGGCCGAGCGTGGCTCCGTTTCGAATCTAGCGGCGGTCGTCGAGATTGTGCAGGCGTGCTGCACAAGAGCCGCCGGCCTCAGTCAATCTCGCCGTCGTCGTTCCCGTCCACGAGAACATGTCGTCCGGCGGCGGCGACGATGGCGGAGGCGATGGCGGAGGAGATGACCTGCGAGACGGTGGCCGCGGCGGCAAGCTCCGCCTGGTCGAGCGGCCGCACGAAGGCGAACGCGATCTCGGAGTAGGTCTGGCCGGCCTTGTTCTGGGTCTTCTTCAGCATGAGCTTGGTGACGACCGAGTCGATGCGGTGGCCGGCGTTGACGAGCGTCATCATGTACGTCGTGAACGCCTTCTTGCTCGAGATCGGGATCTTCAGCAGGTTCGGCATTCGGTTCGAGCCGACGAAGCAGTAGACCTCGGAGAACTCCTTGCAGTCCGAGCGCTTGCCGCCCTTGCGATCGGAGCCGGGCTTCGACCACGGGCACGCGATGCACTGGTGGACGCCTTCCCCATCGGGGCTGCCAGTCTCGATGTTGTTTCCGATGCCGGTTCGGCCGTCGATCGAGGAGCAGTCGGGCGCAGTGCCGAGCGGCCCGTCGTTCTGGCGGTACCACGAGCGCATCGACGGCCGCGTGGCGGAGATCACGCACTCGATCTCCTTCAAGTTCTCCTCGCCGTTCAGGCCGCCTTCGACGGTGAAGGCGGTGATGCCGCCCGGCGGGACCTTGATCTTGGGGAGTTGGTAGAGGACGACGCCGGCGTCGAACATCGACTGGAGCGTGGCGGCCGATTCCTTGGAGGCGAGGACGGCGATGGCGGAGGAGTTGGTCTTGGCGAGTTCTTTTGTCATGTCAGGTTTCTTTCTTCGATTGATGGAGGGCGTCAGCCCTTGAGGTTCCGCATGGCGCGGGCACTGGCCGACTCGGCCTTGGTGTTCGCCATCATGCGGAGTTCGGTCTTCTGGAAGATGCTGAGCTTGTCCGCGAGATCCGGCGGCAGCTTCTCGCCGTTGGCGAGGAGTTCGCGCACGGTCGCTTGCAGCGTGTTCGAGTTGACGGTTTCCTTGACGAGATCGTCGAAGCCCGTGGCCTTCAGCGCGGCGATCAGTGACTGGGTATCGACGCCTTGCTTGCGCCAGACGATGAACGGCTGCTGGGTATACACGGTGACGGACTCGCCGTCGACGGTGATGGGGAGCGACGAGAGTCCGGCGGCGAGGAGGTCTGTGGAGACAATCTCGGCGAGCTGGTCTCGCTCTTCTTCCATTCGATCGAGTTGACCCTTGAGTCCTTCGATGTCGAGCTTGAGCCTGACGAAGCGACGAACGGCGTCGAGGTCGAGGTTGTGTGTCATGCCTTGAGCTTCTTTCTCTTGTTGTCCTGAGCTTGCTGGAGTCGTTGGACGACGGCTTCGACGACGCTGGCCTTGCGATGCAGGGCAGAGTAGATCGCCGAGTCGATGGTGTCGCGCGCGATGAAGTGGTAGTAGTTGACCGAGCGCGATTGGCCGGGCCGATGGATGCGCGCGAGTGCTTGCTGGTAGTCGCCGAGGGAGTGCGACACCGAGTAGAAGACGCAGTGGGCGGCGCGCGTGAGGTCGACGCCTTCGGCTCCGGCGCGGATCTGGACGGCGAGGACGCGCGCGTGGCCGTCCTTCCACATCGGGTGCTCCTTGCGGTCGCCGGAAAGCTCGAGACAGCTAGTTCCGGCTTCGCGCGCGGCGTCGTGGACGGCTTCGAGGTCGCGCCGGAAGCGGCAGAACACTGCCACGGGTTCGTCGCCGAGGTCTTCGAGTAGTTCGACCAGGCGGTCGCGCTTGACGGTGTGGAGGTCTTGGATGGCGGTCGTCGTGGCCTCGTAGTCGAGAGGCTGGACGGTGACGAAGCCGGAGGTGATCTGCTGAAGGCGCGTGGTCTTGACGAGTGCGTTCGCCATGTCGACGACGCCGGCCTCCAGCTCGACGGCGATGTCGAGTTCAGTCGAAGCGTAGAGCTGGCGCACGCTGGCAGGCAGGTCAACCTCGATGTCCGTGTGAATGGCGTCGGGGAGCGTGAGCACGGAGCGGTCAACTTGGAACGTGACTTGTCCCATCCGCTGCGCGAGGTCGTCTTGGCGCTGGAAGCCGCAGATCTTGGGGAATCCTCCGCGCTTGTCGATATATGCGTAGTACGCGCGGAAGCGAACAAACGAGGAGCCGAAGATCGCCGGGTCGATCAGGCGCATCTGGGCGAAGATGTCGAGCGGAGAATGCGGCATGGGCGTGCCGGTGAGTGCGAGCACGCGCGCGGCGTTCTTGGCGATGTCGGCCGCGGCCTTCGAAGCTCGGCCGGTGTGGGACTTGGCGCGGTGTGATTCGTCGAAGACGACGAGGTCGAAGCGCGCGTCGCACAGCGTCTTGAGGAGCGGCGGCCGCCAGATGCTGTCCCAGTTGGTGACGAACACCTTGTAGGTCTGCGTGGTCGAGCGCAGCTCGCGCCGGAGCTGCTCGGTCTTCTTGGCGACGGATCCTTCGAGCGCGATGACTTGGGCGTCGAGATCGAATCGCGCGGCGTTCTTGGCCCACGCTCCGTCCGTGACGACGCCGAGCGGTGCGACGACGAGCACGCGCGCGGCGTTGATGCGCCGGCGGATCTCGAGCGCCATGCGCGTCTTCCCCGTGCCCATGCCGCAGGCGAGCAGGGTGCCGCGCCGTCCGAGCGCGAACTCGACGGCGTCAACTTGATGCGGCCAGAGCGTCACGACTGCTGAGCCTCGCCGTTGTTCCTCGTCAAGCCGCGATGCCTTATCCATGCGTGATATCGCGCTGGCGTGCCATGACATTCCATGGGCGCGCACCAGTAGAGGAACTTCAAGATTCGTGGGACTGCCACGAGCGTGTCAATCGTCGAGAACTTCGCTGTGCAACTCAGATCATTGGTTAGCAGAGCCTTAAGGAAACAACCGGGCATGATGCCGCTCACGATGTAGCGTGCGAGGCCACACCTTAGATGTTCTGGCACTCCATAAAGAGCCATTTCATCCTCCCACTCGGCAACTGTGCCCGCAAAGGTGTCGCTGTTCATTGTTTCTGGTCCTTCAACTCGGCGATCATCGACATGATGTCGTCGAGTACTTCGCGGATCTTGGCTTCTTCGTTCGGCGGCACTTCGACTGGCGCTGCTTGCATGGCGGCGAATGGATCGACGCGCATCAGCCGCGGCAGGGGCACGCCGTATGCTTTGGAGAGCACGGGCACGAACTCGGACGTCGGCTTGCTTTGCTCGGTCTCGTAGTTGCGCAGCGTCGCGCCCGAGATTGACCAGCCAAGCTGGTCGATGCGCTCGACCATCCGGTCGATGGTGATCATCTGTTGCCGGCGCGCGGCAAACAGGGCCGAGCCGTCGATGTCGACGGGCGGAGCGCCGAGCGGCCGGCGGCCGCGTCGGATCCGGCCAGCGGCCGGAGGCTGTCGGTGGGGTTTCATGGCCCCGAATGTGGCCGGAACTTGCTTCCAAACCTGCCGCAAAGTAGGGCCAATTTGCAACTTCGACCGGAACCCCTGCCGCGCTAACGACTTACGACGGCTGGATATTTGGGATTAATCTGGACAGAATCTATCGGCCGTGGTCGAATATCTCCATGTCGCCGATGCAACGGCGGCCCGACCAACCGACCGACCAAGAAGGAGCAAGCCATGACCCTCGAAGAACTCCACACGAAGATCAGCGCCACGCTGCCGACCGACCGCAAGGCCAAGGTGATCGCACAGCCGGACGGCAGCGTCCATGTCGTGATCCACCAGCCGATCAACCACGGGCGCAGCGTTCGCTGGCATCCGCTGTGGGACGGCAAGTTCATCGGTGCGAACGAAGAACAAGTCTTCGCCAAGTACATCGCCGGCGAACGCGAACCCGCCCTCAATCCCGAGCAGCGCCTCGAACGCCTCCGCGCCGTGCTGCGCTGCACCAACTGACCGACCGACCGACCGACCGACCGACCGACAAGGAGCCAGACCATGAATCCCACCAACGACACCATGTACCTCTACGACAGCCAAACGAACGAGCGGATCCGCGAGGCCACCGAAGCCGAGGCCGAAGAGTCCTTCGGCTGCGGCCAGCCGGAAGGCAACATCGAGGTGGATGGCCGCCTTTGCTACGTCGATCACTGATCCGACCGACCACAACCTGACCGCCTGATCCACACCGACCAACAACCAAGGAGCCAAGACCATGAAGAAGCTGACCAAAGAAACCATCGACTGCCTCCACGACCGCTTTGCCCAGATCGAGGAGA